CTCTTTAACAAAACCCTATGTTTTTAGTTTCTAAATTACTATTTTTGCTTTTTTCGTTACTACTTACGCTAACTAATTTAGAGCGTCAACATGGTGTAAGCATAGTCTTGCGTTGTGTAGTCTTTGACTGGCTCAACGTAATGCCTATACACACCCTTTTTTTCAAGCCCTGATTTGACCCCGTGATGTGTCTCGCACAGGCTTTGGAACAGGTTGCGCCTAAATGCGTGTTCACCTATTGCTGACCAAGGGAACACATGGTCAACATGGTTAGCTGACATAACCTGACCATCTAACAGACAGGCTTGGCACAGTGGCTGTGTTGATAGCTGCCTATTGCGTATAGATAGCCATGCTTTGTTGTTGTAGTGGGCATTGAAGGTCTTGCGATCTTCTGTTGTCTTAGCTGCTGGCGCGTGATCTACACAGTACACAGACCCTTTGATGCTTGGGCCTTTGCATTGGTATTCAGCGCATTGTGTCTTAGGTATTGATGGCATTAGGGTAAACACCTATAGAATTTATTGTGGACAAGTAGATAATAGAAACATCAACAACACAAAGGAGTACACGACATGACAAACTTCATCATCAAATACCAAGACCCATTGGCTGCAATCGTTATCGGCTTGGCTTTAGCTGCGTTGGCTTTGCACTACTTTGATGTGCTTTTTTACTAAAAAAAATGCCCTGAGTAACAGGGCATAAAGGCTCTCAGCCTAGCACCAAGGGAAACTTCTTCAAACCTGTTCAAATTTTTTGGTCAAATTTGACGGTGGAATCCAAGTGTTCTCAGCAACTCTAAACGATATTACGTCAGTTTTCTGCTGCTTGTAGCCAGTGCCGTATGCGGCTTGGGCTACTTGTTGCGCTTTGTCTTTAGTTGCGTATGGGCCTTTTAATCCCCAATACCAACCTGCTTGATTCTTTGTAAGTGGCATTATTTTAGGAATCTGAGTTTGTAAAGGGTAGATGCGACTTGATCGGACAGTTCATCAACGATGTTTTGCAAGTCGCTATCCTGTGGGAATCCGGGCATCTCGCGGTATCTGGCAATTTCTTTGCCAACGTACAGGACTAGCTCCAGACCATTTTCCCCCAGAAAAAGTGCCTTTTCGGGGAAAAATATTTTCGACTTTTTTCCTTGGTAGGCTTCAATGAATTTGTCAGCCAAGTCTTCAATGCCTTCGTAGAACTCAGCAAGGGCCATGTGTTGAGCATAGCTGTCTGTACCAAAATGGTGGATGTGGGCTGCTGTGACCGAGTTTAGAAGGCACATGGCAAAGTCGCCAATGATGTTCTCTTGTGCTTCTTTTACGCTGAATTTCATGGTGGATTCTCCTGTTGTCATTGTATAACCGTAACGTCTTTTGAGCGAGAGCGCAATTTGTTACGGGTTTTGGCAATCATGCGCTCGTACTCTGACCGGCTAATTGATGTGCGCTGTAGGTGATGCCACTCTAAAACTTCGTTGATGGCCCTAAGACCTGTCCCGGTTAACAGCATCCTACCTGTAGCCTCAAACCGCTTGGCGGCGTGTGTAAGCTCAATCTCAGCCATCATGCAATCAGGTAGTGCTTCTGGTCCTATGCCATGACGCGACATTACCTGACAGATGTTGTTCATGTCTACCAGTTCTTGCCATGTGTAGACGGTTGCGTTACCTGTACGCATGGCTTCAATAGCGGCAAGCTCTTTGTCTTTGAGTTGCTTTAGGCAATCGTCTGTTGTTATGCCAGCGCCAGCGATTGCGTGAGATATAGGATTGACCAATTGGTAAACCTTCCTTTTACACTGCTTTCTCATTTAACTCTATCCTTGTAAGTGTTGTACCGCCAAGCTATTGCTTCTTTGTCTATGCGTTGCCAAATTTCTTCTTTTTCTATTTGAGACATAGAGTTCCACACAGCGACTTCCATGTAGGTTCTGCCACAACCTTTACAAACCGTGTCATAAAGAGTCGTACAGACTGCTATGCAAGGACTATCTGGCCTTGTCATTTGATGATCCTCATAAAAGCACCGCATCGGGCGCATTTGTAAATGGGCTGGCTTTCAACAGGTTCCCAACGGTGCTGGCATTCAGTCATTTCATCATCTCCAGCATTGCTTGGCGGCAGTCGTTCCACCCTGCCACATATGCAGGTAGTTCGTCTTCATTTGGGCCAATGGCATCAGGCACGGCTGGCTGTGCTGCTTTCAGTCGCTTGATCTCAGCCATATGCTCACGCAGCGATTCCTGCGTGGCTTCAAGCAAAGACCAGTCTCGGCCCTCTAACGCAGGTGCTGGCTGTGCTGCGGGTGGGGAGCCATTGATCCATCCAACAATTGCACGAACCATGAAAGAAGGCTCGAATCTGTTTTCATGCAAATGTTTTGCTGCGTCACGAATATATTCAGGAATCGCCACAGGCTCCTGCACAGGTGCTAAACGGGCTTGCTTGATGGCGGCGATTCTTTTCCCAACCGTTTCACATGGGTACGCAGCCTGTATGGATTCAAGTGTCTCCAGCGCCAAGTCGAGTGCTTCGTCTTTCATACCACCTCCATTAGCCTTAACAGGCCATAAATGATTGACACAGACACTGCCGCCGATACCAGCAGCAATGCCACTAAGATTGTTCGTTGTTTCATGTTCCTTTAACTCCCCAATCAGGCATCTTTTCGTTAGCGGCAAGTTCTTCAAGTTGGACGTAAAGGTTGTCTAAGCCGGGGTCTTTAAAGCTACGAGCGCAATAGCAACCCCAAAACCAAGCGGCTTCTTCCCACAAGCATTCCTTAAAAAGCCTGTCCCTAACAAATGCGCCGGGGCTGTTAGGCATATACAGTTTTTTGCTGTCTTCAATCTCGGCTCTCATAGCCGCTGCAATGGCTGCGTAGTTCATTTCTGTCCTATCTTGTTTAATGTCCACTCAAGCAGTTCTTGCTGAGTGATGTCATAGTAGTCAACAAAACCTTTGCTGCCTAGCCCGTGAAAACCCTTATTGCCACGGTGATGTTCTACGCATAAAGGAATCAGCGTCTTGTAGTCGCCTTTACCCCAACCACCTTCTCTCAAATGGTGAAGCTCTACAGGGCCGGGGTCATGGTCGCCATGCAATTGATGGCACAGCGCACAGCCAAGGCTTGCCACGGCTTGCTTATGTTTCTTCTCTGCGTTCTTCATTTATTACCTTTTTAAACCAAGCAACAAATTCAGATGGGTCATACCAAGAATTTTGAACGCCAACTGTTGATCTATGCCGAACCAACATTTTTGGAGCATCAGGTCTTCTTAAACAACCGCGCAAATAAGCATCTGTTACGTTATATTTTTTGCACAAATATTCAGACAATTCAAGATATGTCCGACATGGTTTGCGAGTTTTTCCGTTCAATTGACGCTGACGAAAATCATAAAGGCTTTCATTGAATTTCAATTTGTACTCCATTAGTGTTGGCCCAATACAACAACCACTCAGTAAAACTTACAGCTTGCTCTTTGGTAAACCGTCTGCTTTGGTGGCCTAGCTGGACGACTCGTTCGCCATCAATGCTTGGCATGACCTTGCTAATGCTAGACATTTCACCGCTTTCATGCGCCCATTGGTCAATCAGAAATCGCTTCCATGATTCTGCTGTCCATCGGCTACCGTGCAATGTTGCTTGCTTGGCAATCTGACCAATGATTGAGTGCATCAGTTTGTTTTGCAAGTCTGATCTTGTCGTGTTCAATTGCTTCTTCCTGTAAAAAATTCATGTAAATTTGACTTTGCTTGCAAATACATTTTGTTTGCTTCTTCTGGAGTTTTATAGTAGCCAAGACTTTTTGTTCTGTTTTGGTATCTAATTTTTGCTTGCCACATTTTGCAGTCTGGATGGTAATAAGCGCCTTTTAAACCAGAGACTGCTTTTGATTTCTTAGACATGTTTTGCATGTTTTGAGCATGACTTCCATTTCGCAAATTACTTAGCTTGTTGTTTGCTTTATTTCCATCAATGTGATCGACTTCAGTAGGCCAAACGCCATAGACGTACAACCAAGCTAAACGGTGCATGTAATACAAGCGCCCATCAACGTGCATTCTTGTATAGCCAATTTTGTTTGGCTTTGCATGTATTGGCCCCGGCAAAATATTTGACACAGGTAAAAGCCGGTTAAAAATTCCAGTTTCTTTGTTATAAGAAACTAGCTCTTTGAGTCGAGATTGGGTAAGTTCATAGTTCATAAGAACATCTTACCATGACAATGCTTAACTTGGCAAGTCCTGTTCACGGCTTTTCATGTCAGGTGTCATAAAACCCCAATCATGCGTAAAGCCGCCTCAGGGCTGTCAACCCTGCACAGAGTACCACCACACCACTTTGCAAAAAAGTCTTGTTGTAGGCTCGTTAAACGCTTTGTAGGGCCACTTTTCAGTTCCATAAGAAATGTGTGGTTCTTGTAGCCAACCAAAAGGTCAACTGGAAGACCGATCACCCAAACGTAACAACCTGCATCCCTAAGAACTTTGACTATTTCAGCTTGGTTTTCGTCAACACGGGCTGCATATCTCATAGGGGCGACTCCCCTGCGTCATCACGCTTTTGCTTTTCGTACTCACGAATTTGCTTGCGTGTCCAAGGTGTTGGGCCTGATGGGGGTGGGAAGGGCCATGTGTTCATTCCAGTTCTCCGTCTTGTAGTTTCTTCATCAGCGCCCGAATGCGAGCAACTGATCCCGTTCCATATTTACGCTCAAGCCATTCAATCCGAACTGGCGTAAGCACTTTTTGACCTGTTGATTCCCAAGTCCTAAAAAGAACCCTAGCCTCACCAAGTTCAATCATGTATCTGTCACCAGCGTCTTGTATCTGTCTGCGTGTCATGGGTAGGGCCAAAGTTGAATCAAACCCCACTTCATCTGTGGATACTTGCGAACGATGTTTGTCTTTTGCAGACGCTGGATGCTGGCCCACACTTGTTTTGTTGTCCAGCAGGTAATTTCTTCAATCTCTTTGCTAGACAGTTCGCCGTGTTCAAGAAGGCGTTTGAGTGCGTAAACTCTTGTCATTTTTTTACCCTTGCAATTATTTCAGCAATCCGTTTTTTGTTCGCAGCCATTTGCTCTGCTGTTAGTTTATTTTCCAACATTGGCAAAGTAGGCTCGGGTGCTTTTCTGCACATCGCACGAAACTCAAGAACTGTTGGCGGCTTACCGCTGTCAGGCATGTTTTTCAAAGCATAAGCAATTGAGTCAGGATGATCTTTAAAGCCAGCTAGCTCATGTGACCAATCAGCTTTAACTTCAGCAATGTCCAAACCTTCCCAACGTCCAAGAAAGTCTCGTCCATAAATCATGGTCAACTTGGTAAAAATGCGTTCAACCCAAGGCATAGGCAAGCTCATTTGTTCACCTCAATAGCTTTCTGTGAGTCCATGTCAATGGTGCGGAAGAAATCGCTTGCATCTTGGTAAGGTGCTTGCTTGGCAATGCTTGGCACGGCCTCTTGCATCTTCAGGCGCATAGATCGCTGGTAAACAGTCTCAGTCTGGTTCTGCTTTTCATCAGACCGTAACCAAGAAGCCTCAAGCCCTTGTGAACCTCTTGCACACCAGATGGTCAAAAATGCGTTAAGGGTAATACCCGCCTTTTCCGCTTCTTTTCTAGCTGACTTCAACACCGTTTCCGTTACAGGTGCTTTCTTGGCTTTCCTAAGTGACAACCAATCTTGCCATTCTTGTAAACCAACATCAGGTGGGCAAGCAACGACAGTTGCTTTATTCTTGTGTTTTGTGTCTTGTGTTATGTGTTCTGTGTCCTGTGTAGCATTGCCTTCGGATTGCGTTCGCAATGCGTTCGCATAAATAGGTAAGTCTTTGTTTTTGTTAGACTTTTTATCCCAACGGGCCTTTGCACTCTGGCTTGCCTTGCTAGATTTTTCTCCAGCTTTAGCCAATTCTTTGTTAGCACGGTGATGAATCCACCCATCAACAGTGCGCTCAAAATACTCTCGCAATACGACCGCAATGCAATCGCTATGCGAACGCATACGAATTTGCCTTGCTACCTCTGTTTCATCTAAAGGTATTGGGCATTCGTGAAGGTAGTACCAATCAAGCAAGCGCCGATAGGTAAGGTCTTCCATCTCTGAAAGATGTTCGGTATGGCTTTTGTAATCGCCAATGTTAAATTGGTAATAGTGCATTTAAGCATCCTCGCAAACCTCCAGAAGAAACGCACGGCAGGTGGGAGGTTCACTTTTCAACAGAGTAGCTACTCTCTGTTTAGCCGGGTTTCAAATACTATAACACCACTCAAGCCCTACTGTAAACAGTGATCTGAGGATGGTTCGTGTAGTTCTGCTGCATGATTGTCACCTCACGCTTTGTAAAAATGGCCTGATCTTTGTTGCGCCAGTTGAAGGCATTTCCTGTTGATTTGACTGTGCCATCTTCCCAAGCATCGGTCTGCTTTTCAAATTCCTGAACAAAAACCTTTGGCTGTTGCTTTTGTGCAACAAATGATTTGCCTGTTAACTGGTGATGGTAGGCGTACTTGCCGTTGCCTTGCAAAACTTTCTTGACGCAGACAATGTAGCCTTCAGCAACCAAAGCGTCTTTGATGGCTGCTGGTGATTCATGGAATCTTGTTGACATCCTGTTCATAATAATTCGATGGCTTACAGGGCCATCTTTTAGTTGTTCGAGGTAGTAGAGTTTTGCTGGTAACACAGGGTGATTTCCTTCTTTGTGGTTAGTTCAATAGCGCGAGCAAAGAGAGCAACGGTAGCTGCTTCAAAGTCGCCGGGATCAAAAGTGTATTGCTTTACAGATTGAATTGCATGGACGCAAAGCTCCTGTGCTGCAACGGTTTCGTGATGGTCTGGTGTAGTCATGCTGGCAAGGTTATCATTGTTGACCTGTTTGTCTATTAGGGTTTGTCCTAGTGTTTTTTTTGTTGATGCGTCATAAGATTGAGGCTCAACAAGACAGGAGTTCACATGAACACAAAATATTTGACACAAGTTCGCAGCTTGTATTGCGTAGCTGGTGTACCAGTTAGCACACAACGTCACAATTGCCGACAGTGGATTAAATCAATCCGCATACTTGGCGACAAATGGCTTCTTGCCAAACCAATTAAACGAACAAATTAAGGTGTTCAGCCGACCTGTAACGGCTGTTTTTTTAGGAGAATGAAATGGGCTTTGTAGCTTCTGACAGTGGTGGTGGTAACTTCAAACGTGTGCCTTCTGGCGTTCACATTGGTCGTTGCTATTCTTTGATTGACCTTGGCACACAGTTGTCGTCTGGTCAGTATGGAGAGAAATTGCAGCACAAGATTCGTGTTGCTTGGGAATTGTTTGGTGAGGATGAGGAAGGCAAGCCGTTGACCGTTGAGTTTGACGGTAAAGAAATGCCTATGACTATCAGCAAGTCATACACCTTGTCTCTTAGTGAGAAAGCATCACTGCGTAAAGACTTGCAATCTTGGCGCGGTCGTGAGTTTACTGATGAAGAAGCTAAAGGCTTTGACATCTCTAAGCTGATCGGTGCTTACTGCATGGTCAACGTGACCACCAGCGAGACTAACGGCAAAACGTATAGCAACGTAGCAAACCTGACTCCATTGCCAACAGCATTGAAGGCCAGCAAGCCAGCACCTATCCATGAGGTTGTGACGTTTGACTTGGACAATCCTGATTGGGCTGTGTTTGACGCTTTTCACGACAAACTCAAAGACGCTATTAAGCGTAGCCCTGAGTTTGCCAAGGTAGCCGGTCATTCTTCTGGTCAAACGCCAACAGGCGGTTTTGACGATATGCCGGACTTTTGACCATGACTAGCCTCTATCAATTAGCCCACGACTTTCGTGAACAACTTGATGACCTGTTTGACCCAGAAACAGGTGAGGCTTTGCCAGCGTTTGACGAATTCCGGGTCATGCTCGGCAACAAAGCAAACGCTGTTGCTGCCTACGTTCTCAACTGCGAGTCAGATGCTGAACAAGCTAAAGCCGCCATTAAACGTATCAAAGCCCTTCAAACGGCCTATGAGCGCAAAGCAGAAAAGTTGAGGGATTACCTTGCCGAGAATATGAAAACGGCTGGAATTCACGAAATAAAGTCTGCTGATGGCTCTTTCGTTGTCAAGTTGTATGTTGACCGTGACGAGTCTGTTGTGATTGAGGATGGCGCATTCTTTGTGCCTGAATTGTGCAACGACCCAAAGCCACCAGAGCCAAGCAAAACCAAGATCAAGATTGCCATTCTTGCTGGTGAGCCTATAGCTGGTGCTTACATTGTTCGCAAGGACAGACTAACCATCAAATGATTAACGGGGAAAAGCGGATGCTAACGAGTCATTGTTCTAGGCAGTGCAGGATGATCTCTGAGAAGTTAGACGCAGCGAGTACCCCACCTTAATTAAGTTAGCAATGTTATTGTCATTCAATAAGGTTGCTAACCTTTATAACTTAGGACAAGACATGAAATTCAAAGACTTTTTTGGCGGCAATCCTTTAGACCTTTTTCCCCGTGTTCGGGCGACTGATCCCATCACATCATTTGAGGCGGCAGATTCGGTCAAGGAAGTTTCTGCCAAGCATCACAAGATCATCCTTGATTGCTTAAAACAACACGGGCCACTTGGAAAAGATGGAATAGCAAGATTAACTGGCCTTGAAAGCAATCAAGTTGCAAGACGGTTAAACGAGTTAGAAGTCATGTGCCTTATTTTGCTGACAGGCAACAAAGTTAAATCAAACAGTGGACGTAATGAAAGAGAGTGGACAGTATGAAAGAAACACAATCGTTTGGCATGACAGAGTTTCAAGTCATGAAGTGGGCTAGTGACCGTGGAATTTACGAAAACGGCACAGCATTAGGTCAAGCCAAGAAAACGCTTGAAGAAGCTGGCGAGTTGCTTGCTGCTGTTGCTAGCAATGACCGTGCTGAAATTGAAGATGCGCTTGGCGATGTGATGGTTACGCTGGTTAACGTAGCCGTGCTGTGCGACATGGACTTACGCCAATGCTTCTACAAGGCGTTTAAAGTCATTGAGCCAAGGCAAGGCTACATGAATAAGAACGGTCAATTTGTTAAGCAGTAAGAAACAAAGCAATCTCAGCCTCACGCCTTTTAACGAGTCCGGGCAGGACTTTCCCGCCTCCCTTGGTCCAAGCCCTGAAAGCGTCAGCAGCACCCTCCCAATCGCCTCTATTAGCCTTCATACGGATGGTAGAGCGTTGGAGGTTGCCTAGTCCAAAATTGAAGGATATAGAGACAAGAGCGTCAAAGCTGCCTTGACGCCCAACACAGCCGGGAACAAGTCGTAAAACACCACGTTCAAAACTTGCAACGTCATCAGCGAATAGTTTTTCGATTTCTTCTTTTGACCAGACACGGGCATCCTCCTGTCTCAGTGGCATCTCTTTGCGGATCATGGGTGTCTCTTTGCCCTCAACCCGTGCCATAGGTAGCCTGATCTGCTCTTGGTAAAGCACATGACCGTAGCCAATAGTCCAGATTTGGGCGGGGCAAAGGTAGGGCTTGTTTCTGCACCCCTCAAAACGGTGCATTAGGTCTGCGCCAGCTTTAGATAATTTCACTTCTTGCTCCAGCCGCGAGATCCAAACCAAAAACCGATAATGCCGCCAAGCATTGCCATTTCGTCAGAGCTAAAAATGACATCGGAATACTTGATGACATCATCAATGCTGGTAATTAAGCCGGGATGATTCCACAAGTACCAAGCCATAAAAGCGTTGATTAAAACAAGTTCAATTACGAAAATGTAAGTTACTGTTGGTCGGACTGTGCCAACGTAGCTAGAAACCCATTTAGACGCCTTTTCAAGCACTTTGGCATCGTGTTCCAAAGCAGCTTCAGTCATCTGAGCATCAGTTTGCATTTGGACTTGCTCAGTGCGAATTTCTTCTACACGGGCTTGTGCAGCAAAACCAGCAGCAGCAAGTGCCAATTCTCGTTCTGTTTGCACAGCAGCTAGTGCAAGTTCATGCTTTTGGTCGGCCTTGTTCTGAAAGTATTCCAGCAGTTTAGGCAAGCCAGAGATCAGCAGACCCCCAAGAGTTGAAAATAGTGAAAGCATCAATTACCCCTTTTGGTTAACATAGCACTGGCAATTTCCAGCATAAAACGAACTTGTTGTAGGTTCTCTGGTTGTTCAGCCCATCCAACCGTGATCTGGCCTACAAACCTATGTGAGTCAGGTGGAACACTTACTCGACAGGTAAACCCAACACCTTTTTCCAAGTACCAAAGCCCAACCTCAGACTGAGCAAAGCGGTACTCTCCACAAGGAATCTCATTGGTCATCAGCTTGACCACATCAGCATTGTTGGCAGTGTTCTGACTGAACAGCCCAACATCAATATCTTCAATGGTCTTGTCTCTACCATCCTTGGTATATGCTTTATACAGCACACGACTGTTGAACAAAGGATTGACCTTGAACACTGCAACGACCGAAGCGCCTGTTTTTTTAAGCAGCATTGAACTTGCGTCATCAGCCCTTGATGTATTTATCTCGGGTAATTTCTTAGATTCCTTGTAGGCATCAAACATGAACTCTTGGTTTTGCCACAGGAAGTAACCAGAGAAAGCCAGCACACCCATCAAAACGATAGCAAACAGCTTGAATGGTGAGTCCACATAAGTCAGCACCTTATCAATTACGGTTACTGGTTTGTCACTCATCTTAGGTGCTTCATGTAAATGATGAGGCCTCCAATCATCAGCGCAGCCAAGACCAAGGATGCCATACCAATAGCAATGTACTCAGCAATCTGTTCAAGCCTTTCCCTGCGCCTAATGGCCTCGCGTACAGCAGCTTCTTTGGCCTCCCTGCGCCTTCTGGCGGCGGTGGCTTGGAACTTGAGCCAATCCCCCCACATTCCCGGTCTGCCAGCGTAAACCATGCGCTCACGAAGTTCCTCTTCTTGCTGCCGAAGTTGCTCCAACGCCATGAATTCTTCAAGGTCAGAGCCGCCACCCTTTTTGGTAGCTCTTTCTTGGATTGCTGCTTTGTTGTCAAAATAGTCAAACACCCGAGAGCCAAGCGCAGACAAATCTTTGCCATTTGCTAAGGCTTGCTTGATGACATTAAATGCGGCATTTGCCGCCATCAATTCAGCCAACATAAAAAGCCCAGATTAAAACTTTGACGCAGTAGACAATGAACCCAACAACAAGGGCCGCTGCAATAAAGCTAACGGCCCAATCTTTCATTTAAGAATCCAGACAGCAGAGAATATTGTCCCGCCCATTGACAACAGCATTACGCCAGCAGCCTTGATTAAGATGCTTTCTATGCGTTTTAGTCTTGCATTGATCTGCTCATATCTAAGAGCGCAAACTTCTTCGTGTGTTGATAGTCTTGCGTCAGTTTTGTCTATCGTGGTCATGGGTTACTGCATGGTCAAAGGTTTTAGGGAACTCTCCTGTTGTCATGTAGTGTAAGTTTTGCACAATGCGTTCATCGTGCGGAGCTAATTCTAAAGCCTTCTGGCAAAGCTGAATAGCCTCATCCCTTAAGCCAAGGTTCCACGCTGCAATACTGGCAAAATCCCAAGGCTTTTCAGTCCAGACTGACGGGTCCATTGTGTACACAGCTTGTTTGTCAGTAATCTGTAAGGCAGATTTAGCCGCAGCATACGACTCAGCCCACATTGACAACCGATAGCATTGGACCGACAACTCAACCCAAGGCTCACGGGTTCCCGGTGCTTCAGCAACAGCCAGCCTAAACCACTTTAAAGCTTCTGTAGCGTTGCTTTTTTCAGAGTACGACTTACCCAACAGCCTCATGGCGTAAGCCCGTTCATTGGGCCAATTAGCTTCTGGCATCTCAAGGTACTTTTTGAGATACACAATAGCTTCATCCCACCGAGCATAAAACGTCAGTTCACGGGCGTGATAGAAAGCGTTACGAGGGCATCGCGGATCTTCTTTGATTGCCAGTTCAAGCAACGGCATATATTGACCACGCGACTTTGTGTTGTCAGGCAGATGCCGAACAAGCAACATATCAGTGTGTGCGTATACCTCGTTAATCCTGCCATCTGGTCTTGGGTACTCATGGACACTATGCCACCATCTGTAGCCGTGACGATGGTGAATCTTTTCGTAAAAGAAACTGATCCCGCTACCCCAATCAAACTTGTAGCGCAAACGTGTTGTCTGCTCAGTCCACACACGTTCAATTTCTTCACGCCATCCGGGTTCCATAACCTCATCAAGGTCAAGCGAAATGCAAACATCAATTTCTCTTGGAATTAAAGCCAAGGCCGCATTACGAGCCAAATCAAAACGCCACGGCGTGATGCAGATGTCATGCACTTTTGCTCCACATTCAACAGCCAATTTAACTGTGTCATCAGTAGACCCTGTATCAGCAATCAAAATGAGATCAGCGTCTTTAGCAGAGTCGCAAAACCTTTGTACAAATTGAGACTCATTTTTGCTGATTGCATAAACGCAAATTTTTAATGTCATGTTTTGTTCCTTTTCCATTCGCCAAAGTATTGATTTTCAGCATCATGTCTTGCTTTTGCCGCTTCTTCAATTGTTTTAAATGTACCTAAATATTTTTGCTGATGCTCAACTTTTATATAAGCACGATAACTTTGATGTTTTTTATTCCAACAAACTCCAGCAATTCCAGTTTTGTTGGCTTTTGACAACTTTAAATTTTTGCCATTTTGAGAATTTGTAGCCTCTCGTAAATTGCAAGCTCTGTTGTCAATCTTGACGCCATTGATGTGGTCAACTTGGTCTTTAGGCCAATCGCCATGATGCAAAGCCCATGCAATCCTATGTGCTTGCCATCGTTTTGGGCCTATGCAGATTCCAAGATAGCCGCTATGCAACAAAGTGCCAGCAGCTTTCTTTTTTATCTTGCCTTTACCTTTGGCAATCCAATAGATCAGACCCGTTTCAGGATCGTATCGCAGCAATGATTTCAAAACATCTATATTCATGCTTTGAATTATGCCACAAATTGCTGATTGCAGATACTGCTATCTTGAGTTTTTTTGTCATGTCGTGTGATGTGTTTACATTGTGTATGAATTGCCAGCAGCAATTGCTGCATTGACAGGGGCCATATCTTCCGTTGTCCAAAAATCTTTGTCAACCATGAACTCAAGATGTTTGACGTTGCGGTCAACAGTATCTTTGTCACCATTTTGTTCTCCAGCAATGATGGCGTTAATTAGCCAAACGCTGTCCAGCATAGCTTTGTAGTGTTGGGCGATTTGCTCGGGGGTTTGGTTTTCCATGATTACTCCTTAAGGTTGAACGGGCCAGTCGATTGTCCAAGGGAAGCCAGATTGTGCCGTGACATCACGCAGGGCTTGGCGATATTCTGCCCATGCAGCTTGATCCACTGGAGCGTCAGCCACCTGTGTCCAGTCGCTTTCCTTGAGCTTTTCACCACGCTGTTGACGTACAGACTTGGCCTGCTCTGCGTCTTTCATGGCCTTGTACTCAGCCTCTTGCTCGGCGGCAGTTTTGGCTGGCTCGGTGTCGGTCGCTGGTCGGTCAATGAAGACAGGCCCAAGCACATACTTGGTGTACCACTTGCCATCAATCTGCTCCACGCCATCGGCTTGAGAGAATTGGTAGACCGTACCGCCTGTTGCTTGTGGGCCTTCAAAGACCACATCAGCACCCAAGCTGTCGAGGATCTCTTCTGTGGTTTGACCCCATGTAGGGCCACCGTTTGATTGAGTGTATGTACGAAACTCTGCCTCGTACATCACTGCGCCTGATTCACGAATTCTGATTTGCATGATTGTTTTCCTTATGCGATTGCCAATTATGGTGAAGCCTACGCCACGGCAAGAAACACGTAGGAAACACCACTGCTGTTAGCTAAATTGCCGCCAGCGTTGCTCAGTTCAAAGCCTGTTGCAGCAGTGTCCAC